TGAGTGCTCCTCCTGCTCCGGCATCAGATAATAAATTCTTTTCAGCTAATACGTATGAAATCTTGTCTTCTTGTAAAACAAGTACATCAGTCTGACGTGCATCAAGAATGTATATAGGTCCAAATGAGCGTTCTAACTGCTTAAAGTTAAGTAAGCCAAGGTTGAACTCATTGAGTTTGTTTACGTTGCTCTCATTGTTGTATATACCACTGTAGGTCATATCAGCATATCTTCTAACAGCTTGATAGTCTTCCGCAGCAATACTTGTCACACGGTTACCTAATGTGATAAAATTACCAACTATTGAGTCACGAATCTTGTAACTCTCAACACCATTACCAAAAGCATAACAGTTAAAGAAACCTGTGTCAACTACAGCAGGGGATCCTGTACTAAAGTTTTGGTTCATTACGTTACCTTGATGCTCACCCTGTGTGTTAATCTCAAACGATAGGTTATTCTCAAAGAAAACATCAGGTAAGGTATCTGCCGGCTCAGTCTCAAAAACAAATGTTGACTCAGCTCTAAGCACTTCAAAATTAACTTCTAATGAAGATTTTCTTTTATTACCGCTTCCGCAAGCATGTGTTCCGCTAACTGATAATCCTAAAAAGTTACTAATTGGATATCTAAAAAATCGATAATAGTTTTGACATTCATTACCAATGGGTAACGGAGCAGTACCTAATGTTGGTATAAATATATTTTGTATTGCACAGTTACCTGTACCACCAACATAAGAAGTTCCATCATCTAACAAATTGGCAATGTTATCTCCAACAAACCAATCGTACATATTGGCGTAATTTGCTTGAGAAGTAATTGTTTTTTCTAAAGTATATATTCTTGCCTCACAAATGTTGCCCCCATCTCCATCTTCTCCTCTTTTAAATTTAAAAGTCATTTTAATAATTGTACCCTGAGGAACATCATAATCAATATAAGGGCCCGGTAAATTTTCTAAATTCATCGGATAATTTATACACCTGACGGAACGGGAATATTTACACCCGTCACAGAACTTGGTATAGTCAAAAAGTTTTTGGGTTTAGCTTCTTTTTCTAATATTGTAGCATAGGCACAATTGTCAACAGGCCCCGCAGAATCTCTTTTTACAATTAATCTGTCGCCTACATTTACTTTTCGAGTATTCTCTCCTTCCAATAAAAAATAAGCATAACCTGTTAAGGGATCAACAAAAAATATGTTACTGTATATTGTCTCATATGTATCCCTGTCTGCCTTAATGACAAACTTATATCGTGTAGCCCAATATGGAGCTACTTGCGAAACAGGTATAGTAACGACTATTCTGTTTTTAGTATCTGAATTTCCACATGGTACGTGCTCAGTATTTAATTGACTGACCAATGTAGTTGTAGATCTATTATACTCATCCATATATACAATACCAACCTCATAATCACGATTGCTATGCAAACTTTGGTTTTGAGATATAGATTGAAATGAACATTCAGCTGTGCTTATCTTCATATACTCGTAAACAGTATACGTTGGAGTAGTTGTATTATCTACGTATGCAACAGCAGGAAATTGAAATGAAACGACATCACTTCCAATTGTTCCTATTGCTGATGTCAATAAGTTTGCTGTATTGATACCACTTGTATATTTAGCATAGGTATTTAAGTTCTGTATCATCGCACAGTTAAATGCATCTGATAGCGTAGTACCTAAACATGCATTTGGCATTGTCTGAATATTTGTTACTAGGCCAACTGCCTCTTGAAAAGATACATCTGATACCATGTCAAACACAGATGCAAATGTCGTTGGTAAATAATACGTGAACGATACACTAACATTTGAGTTAGTTTGAGTTGGAAATGGAGTACTTCCTGTGAATGATGAATGAATAAGTGAAAAATCGATTGTAATGGACGATCCCTCTGTCAATGGTATTCCTGCTAGGTCAATATCTAAAACAGCGTTAGAAATAGTCTCAGCGCCATCTATATTGTAATTACCATTAGCTAATGAGTAAATCATATCCTTCTAAATAGTTCCCGTACATTATACGATTTCCCATAATAGTCTGAGCTTTAGCTAATAATGGAACATTATCATATAGCCTTAGTATCTCTGACTCGGGAAGAACTGTAAATATCTTGCTGTTTGTAAAGTTATAGGTGTAATCAGTGTTGTCTATTAAACCAAGGGTTGACTTATCAAGCTTCTCAATGACTCTAATGACGTTACTCTCCATCTCTTTAAATAGCAAGTCAACACCAACAACTAATGGCCCACCTGTGTTGTATGTAATTATCACAGAGTTAAATGAGTTGACCATCCCGTTGTTCAAAAAGCTATCAGTAGCAAACTCAAATGGATCAGGTATAAATGCAGGCTCAGTAAACTGAGAGATTGCTGAGTACTCATTGTTCTCATATCTGTAGCGATATGCAAAGCAAATGAAGCGCTCAGTCAAAAAGTTCTCTTGTCCCGGCACATTTGTCAACTGAATCTCAGGTGCTTCAACAGGTGGCTTCTTAATTACAAGCGTAGCCTCATTTGTAAATTGGTCTATGTTACCAACAGGGTTAGCATAGTTCTTTGTAACGTTAATTACGCGTGGCGCGTTGTAGTCGTCAGAGAAAAATAGCAGTTCATCAATCTTATTAACAGCTGTTATCACATACTTCTCATTAAAGTTTAAAGTAGTGTCAACTCCTCCACTATCATCAATACTAATAACGTGGTACGTTAGTATGTTGGTGAGTACGTTTAATGAGACAATCAAGTCAAGTTTGCCGGTTGCTCCAACGGGAAAGTTTGAGTCGTGCACAAACCAATAAATGGTTTCATTAGCTCCATCCTCAAACGCACCAATTGTTCGAGCATCGCCACTTAGCGGTGTGCCATCAATGTAAACCAATGTGGTAATTTTTAAGTTACCCTTTGTGTTTTCAATGGCACCAATCTCACTAAGCTCAGTTGAACCCATACGCACATTCAATGCGTCAATATATTGGCCATTAGGAATAAGTCGTTCATCAACGATCTTATTCATTTTACCCGCAGTAAAGTTTCTCGTAATTTTTGTCATACTACTTTATCCACTTATTCTGACCACGTAAGTTCATTAACAAACGCCCCGGATGAATATTGCTCAATCTAATTTTTGCATTGCGCAAAAGAGCTGATTTTTCTTTTCTAGCTCTCATTACAACATACTCTTGCACACCAAGTTTTGAGTTTAGTATCTCATACTGAATATATGCGTACACATACTTCTCAAATAACTTGTTTACAGTTATCAAGCTGTCGTCACCATTCTCCATACCATCAGATACGTATTCAAGAATAATAGACTCACCTGACATATGCGAGCTAAAGTTAATAACTCCTGACTTCTTATCAATGGTAAATGTTGGATTTCTATTAGCTGTCTCTGTATTTAAACCATATCTAGCTCCAATTCCTGCCTCAAAATACCAATCCCCCTCATAATACCAACCTTGCTGACCATCGAATTGATTCCCGGGATTCAAGTAAATACTCTTTTGAGTACCTGTAATACGATCAAAGTCAAGCTCAGAATATTGTGGCTCTAATGCATTTCCATTTTGGTCAAATAAAATTCTGCAGTCATTGTCTTGAAGATATGCCTTAGCTGATTGAACTTGAATATTCTCAGTCAACGGTCTAATCCAACCATCTTTGTACAAAGAGATACGAACCCAATTGACATAGTCAGATGGCAATACAAAACGTAGTTGATCGCATATAGTAAGCTGAAGAACTTTGATTTCTTTAAATGCATCATAGTTAAGTTCTTGGATAGCTCTCTTTGCGTGGAAGATAATCTTATATCTCTCCTCGTTATTTACTAATGAGTGGTTGCCTGAATACATCAACAAGAAGTTGTTGACGATATCGTATAGGCTTACATACTGATACGAACCCCAATTGGCGTCCTCAGGCTGATTACCACCATTCTCGTAGTACTGATACTGTGAAATATATGCCATGGTCTATTATTGTTGTGTGCTAAACGCAGGGTTCTCGGCCTGCTCTTGTTGAATACCATATTGCGCAACTTGAATCTCTCTGATTGACATACCACAGTATTGAAGAATCTTCATAACTAACTTATATTCATCTTCAAATGGAAGCTCAAAGTCTTGGTAGTCCGGCTGTGATTGGTCAAACGCAGGCTCTCCGTTAGGTAAGTTTATGTATGTCCACTTAGGGTCTAAAGGCAACCTAAAGTATGAGCACTTCAATGATGATACACCATTAATGGTATCAGGATAAACTGTAATGATATCTTCTTCAATAATATAAGATGGATATTTTGTAGTTGGAGCTGTAAGCATTGAGTCCAACAACATATATAGACGTGCGTTAGCAACCTTCTCAGCATCCCCTAATCTTGTGGTACCATTAAAACAAGTCAGTCTACTAATCATGTAGAAGTTGTAACCTGTTGTAATTAAAGATGGCACGTAGTATTGGTTTGTTGTAGGTGCAACTTGAAGAAGAGTATCATTTCGCAAAAAGCCTTCTAAGACCTCAGCTATGGGATTCTCGATGTCGGCGTACTCAGTTCCTGATACCCTTGCATTCTCTGCGTTTATGGTCTTATTATAGCTACTGTAGTACTCTTCATAAATCTCCATCTGTGCCTGCTGTGCAAACAAGTTAAAGTCAGAGGGAGAGATATAACCGTAGTTGTTCTTATTAAGAACTGACAATACGGTGTTTCTTACTGAGTTAATCATTGAAATATCTTTTCAACAAAAAAATAAAGGTGCCACTAGGACACCTTTATCAAACAAACAAAATGAGCATAAACTCTAAAACAACATTACAAATATAACATTATTTATGCATTCTGCAAATGATGTTCTAACATTTTTAATGCTTCTAGTCCTTCATCGCTTTTTAGATACATAGAAACAAGTACATATGGATCTTCACCGTAAGGAATATTTAGCATTTTTTTCTTGTTGGTTGGTGTGCTATACCAAACCTCTTTGTTTCCGTTTCGGAATCCAAGTAACCCCATATCAAAGAATATGTGTACCTGCGATTGAAGGCGAAGCATTGGGTCATCTAACGCATCCAAGAAACTACCGGGGTAGTTACGTGCATAGATAAGCACATCTCTTTTCATCTCGGCTGTTGTAACACGACTTACGTCCTTATTGAATAACACACGATAAACCGTCTCAAGCTCTTCGATTGAAAGCTCACGGGCCTTAATCAATGCGTCAACCTCAGCAGTTAGGTATTCTACCTCTTGCTGTGCGTCACGCTCGTTGTTAACCTCTTCAAATACAAGACCATTCTGTGGGTGGTAGTGCAAGAACTCCTGAAGTACAGGGTTGTTTTTTGGAACGCTTAGAAAGCCGTTCTCAAATATAATGGCCTGAATAACAGGATTTCCGTCCTGCTCATCCTCAAATGGGCTTTTTTGGTTTATTGCATATCGCAGTGGGCGATTCTGATTTAACTCTTCATCGTACCAAAGAAGTGGTGAACGATGAGTATTACGAGCTGATAACATATAAGACAATGGCGCCTTATCATTCTTGAGTCTATAGACTCTGTCGGCAGCAGCCAACTTTCCTTTTTTTGACATAAGATATAATATAATTAAAGTTTACAATAAAAATAAGGGAGTGTCTTTGAGGACACTCCCTATTTTAATCCTAAGATTATGCTCCGTAGCGGAACAATACGAAGTTATTCGCACCCAAGGTACATACAGCACGCTCAGATAAGAAGTTTACTTCCATTGCATCTAGGTCGCTTGTAGCAGCACCACCGGCAGAACCTGTAATCCAAGTCTTGTAACGGCGGTCTTCAGTCTCAGAAGCGCGGTAACGCACGTGTAAGAATGGACGCTTAGCGTTCTTACCAAGGATTTGGTCGTATACAGTAGTTGAACCTGCAGGTACAAGAAGACCTGTGATTACGTTAGATGTACTAGTTCCTGTAGCAGATGCGGTCAAACCACCACGCATAGTTGGGTCGTTTAGGTATTTCCAATCTGTCTTGTAGAAGTCATAACCACGGCGGAAACCTGTGAACCCAAGGTTCAAGGCCATATCCTTATCGTTGTCAAACAAACCATAAGATGTACCAAATGCACCGTAGCTGTTTTGAGAAGCCAACATGTCATCAACGTCAAAGCTGAAGTCACGATTCAAGAACAATACGTTCTCTTCGATAGAGCCTTGCTTGTCAAGACGAGAGATGATTGTGTCGAAGTCACCCAATGTAGTTGGGTTACCACCTCCCCATACGTTACCACGAGAGTTTACTACGTAGAATACACCCTCAGAACCTTTGTTACCATAAGTTGGGTTAACAACTGCGTTAGCAGCACCTGAACCCGGCTCAGCAGGAACAGCCTCCAACATAGAAGTCTCTAAGTA